TTTAACTACTTTGTACTACAAGGCAAATACTATCAAATCAAGTGACGCTTGTCAAGTAATATCAAACTTAAAGTACTACTTGATGTTTTCTGGTATATCGTGACCCTACCCCGCCCCGACCCCCCAAATGGCTATGAGACTCCCCTCCCCCCGCTGCGCTGTTTTTTACACATTACATCACCAACTTTTCACCACTACATACAAAAATAACAACATAGCCCCCTCCCCCTTGCATTTTCTAAAATAATATGTATACTTTGCGCTAGGAAAAGGCCCCCCTTGTCTTTTCAAATCAAATGGCAAAAAAAATTTTTGCAAAAAATTTAAAGTCCCCCTATGAAAGACACCACCCCCCGTAAAACCGCAAAAGACTTTGGGTTAAAATACTACGAGGGTAGAGAGTGCCTACACGGGCACGGCACTAAGCGTGATGTGGCACATGGGGAGTGTGTTGTATGCAGATCAGAGGCTAAAGCAAAGGCGGCTAAACGGAAGCGAGAAGAACGCGGCCCAGTGCGTTTAGGGCGAAAACCAACTGTTGTAGGGCCTCCTAAACCTGTAAAATCCAAAATATCTAAACCTATTACTGAGTTTGACTACTGGGTTAGGCGGAACCGAAGCAAAGGTGGTCCTAAGCGTAGGAAGCAGCGTAGATCAATCCCCATTAATCACTACCAAACACTGTTTGTTACCCATTGCCCCCTTCTAGGAATAGAACTTTCTTATAAGCTACCCCAAAAATCTTTGTTGGATAACTACGCAACATTGGACAGAATTGACTCTAGTAAAGGGTACACGGTGGATAACGTACAAATAATTTCGTACAGGGCAAACACGATAAAAAATAATGCTACGTTAGAAGAAATGCAACTTATAGCCAAAAACTGGGCGGCACAAATAGGGCAATAGTTAAATGATGTATTATTTTTTAAAAAACATGATATATTGCGCCCGTTAGTAAAACTGAATTTTGCCGTCGGTGTGGTAGGACACGCAGCCTGACAAGGGAAGGTAAGTTGGTGCAAATCCAACACGGCAAACCAATCTGTGGAAGCAGAACAACACAATTTAGATATGCCCCTAATCATCACACCAGAGATAGGCATCCCACTACCCATCGACGTTACGCCGGAGGAGATAGAACAATTCCGTGAACGAGCCAAAGCTGCTTGTGCCACACTAAAAGAATTGATGGATGCAGGTGCTGAGATCGAGATCACTCCAGAAGATAGCCGTCAGGCTAGAGAACTTCTTGTCGCAGATAAGCCTTTCAAAGTAAGCAAGACCAGCCCCGGTGCAATACTTAAATTAGAGTCATTGTTAACTGAGTACGACCATGAGTTCTTGGGGGCAAATCGTCGCATTGCTAATTACGTAACTAATAGACTGTTGGAAGAAACGGTTGATGAAGATGCTCGTGTGCGCTTGAAGGCGCTAGAGTTATTAGGCAAACGCCGTGGGGTTAACTTGTTCTCCGAGCAGATGGAGATTACTGTGCGCCAGAAGCCAACAGAGGACTTAGAGGTAGAATTAGCTACATTGCTAGAGAAGTATATGGGTGAGGCTGATGTAATACAAAATGAGCCACCTCCGATTATTGATTTAGATGCAGAACTTGGACCCGAGCCATCATTTGATGAACCAACAGATACTAGAGACGCTGAAGACGAACCCGAAGCTACTGACGACATTACCTGAAGAAGTACAAAGGAGAGCGCAGGAGTTATTGGAAGAGCTAGACGCCCGTAAGGGGGCGGAGAGAGCGCGTACTCACTTCATGGATTTTGTAAAACAAGTGTGGCCTAACTTTATTAACGGGGCGCACCACATCAAAATGGCTCAAGCGTTTGAGAGGGTAGCAAATGGTACGTGTAAACGTCTTATTATCAACATGCCACCCCGTCATACCAAGTCTGAGTTTGCTTCTTACCTCCTGCCAGCGTGGTTTTTAGGTAACTTCCCCCACAAAAAAGTCATTCAAACGTCCCATACTGCTGAATTAGCGGTTGGTTTTGGTCGAAAAGTGCGAAATTTAGTCGATCAGGACGTGTATAAAAACATTTTTCCGGCTGTTGAGCTGCAATCTGACTCAAAAGCAGCGGGTCGATGGAACACAAGTAAGGGTGGTGACTACTTTGCGATTGGTGTAGGCGGTGCTGTGACAGGTAAGGGTGCGGATGTACTGATTATTGATGACCCACACAGTGAACAAGAGGCTGCTCTTGCCGAAATAAACCCAGAAATATACGATAAAACGTATGAGTGGTACACATCAGGGCCTCGTCAGCGTCTTCAGCCGGGTGGAGCTATTGTTGTAGTAATGACACGCTGGTCAAAGAAGGACTTAACGGGTCAGGTATTAAAAGCTGCGGCTCAACGCAGTGGGGAAGACTGGGAAGTCATTGAGTTTCCTGCGATATTGCCAAGTGGTAGACCGTTATGGCCTGAGTTTTGGAGTATTAAAGAATTAACAGCCCTCCGTACGGAACTTCCTAACCAGAAGTGGATGGCGCAGTATATGCAGAACCCGACATCTGAGTCGGCTGCTATTGTTAAGCGTGAGTGGTGGCAGATATGGGAAAAAGACGACCCACCGTTTTGTGAATGGGTATTGCAGAGTTGGGATACGGCGTTTGAGAAAAGCAACCGGGCTGACTATTCAGCTTGTACGACGTGGGGAGTGTTTTATCAACCCGATGATGCTGGGATAACTCAGGCAAACATCATTCTATTAAATGCGTTTCGGGACAGGATGGAGTTTCCTACGCTAAAGAGAAAAGCGGTGGAAGAATATAAGGAGTGGGAGCCTGACTCAATCATTATTGAGAAAAAAGCCTCTGGTGCACCACTAATATATGAGATGCGGGCGATGGGCATACCTGTACAAGAGTTCACGCCGTCAAAAGGTAACGATAAAATCTCACGACTGAATGCGGTATCAGACATATTTGCCTCTGGACGGGTGTGGATACCGAACACTCACTGGGCTGAAGAAGTGGTTGATGAAGTAGCGTCCTTCCCCGGCGGGGATCATGATGACTATGTGGACTCGGTGTCTATGGCATTGATGCGGTTTAGAAAAGGCGGCTATATCAGGACAGTCAATGATGAGCCGGAAGATATCAGAGAATTTAAACGCAAGAGAGCGTATTACTAAGGATGAATCATGGCAATAGATAAAGCACTAAACCAAGCCCCGATGGGTTTATCGGATATGAACGATCCGACCCTAGATGATGGAGCGATAGAGATTGAGATTGAAGACCCAGAAGCCCTTGATATTCATGCGCCGGGGTTTGATTTCCATATGGAGAAGGGCGAAGAGGATGATGAGTTTAGTGCCAATTTAGCAGAAAAAGTATCTGAAGATGCCTTAGCGACTATCGCAGGGGATTTGATAGGCGAGTTTGACGAAGACATTGCTAGCCGTAAAGACTGGATGCAGACGTACGTTGATGGCCTTGAGTTGTTGGGCATGAAGCTTGAAGAACGTTCGGAACCGTGGGAAGGTGCTTGCGGTGTGTATCACCCGCTCTTAGCAGAAGCTTTGGTTAAGTTCCAGAGTGAGACAATCATGGAGACGTTCCCTGCGGCTGGCCCAGTTAAGACACAAATCGTAGGTAAAGAAACGCCAGCAAAGAAGGCATCAGCCGAGCGCGTACAAAACGATATGAATTATCAGCTTACTGATGTGATGACTGAGTATCGTGGTGAGCACGAGCGCATGTTGTGGGGCTTGGGTTTATCTGGTAATGCGTTTAAGAAAGTGTATTTTGACCCATCGTTTGACCGCCAAATGGCTGTGTTTGTACCGGCAGAAGATGTGGTTGTGCCCTATGGTGCGTCTAATTTAGAGACATCAGAGCGTGTAACGCATGTTATGCGCAAGACAGAAAACGAGTTAAAACGACTGCAAAACGCAGGGTTCTATAGAGATATTGATTTACTTGAACCTGTTAATGTATTGGATGAAGTCGAGAAGAAGATCGCGGAGAAGATGGGGTTCCGCGCAACATCCGATGATCGCTACAAACTCTTAGAGATGCAGGTCTATCTTGACTTGGAAGGGTTTGAAGACAAAGATGAAAATGGTGATGAGACAGGTATAGCATTGCCTTACATCGTCACTATAAATAAATCCTCGCAAGAAATATTGGCTATCCGCCGCAACTGGGAGCCAGACGACAAACTAAAACAAAAGCGTAATCACTTTGTGCATTACGGGTACATCCCCGGCTTTGGTTTCTATCACTTTGGTTTGATCCATTTGATTGGCGCGTATGCCAAGAGTGGTACATCGTTGCTTCGTCAGTTAGTTGATGCAGGTACGCTATCTAATTTGCCCGGTGGTTTAAAGACCAAAGGCATGCGCACTAAAGGCGATGACACACCGATTTCTCCCGGCGAATGGCGTGATGTGGATGTAGCGTCAGGCACCATACGAGATAACATTCTTCCGCTTCCATACAAAGAACCAAGCCAAGTGTTGATGGCGTTGATGGATAAGATTGTGGATGAAGGTCGTCGCTTCGCTTCTGCTGCTGATCTGCAAGTTAGTGATATGTCGGCTAACTCCCCAGTGGGTACAACACTGGCTATGTTGGAGAGAACTCTTAAAGTGATGAGTGCGGTTCAAGCGCGAATTCACTACGCTATGAAACAAGAGTTTCGTTTGCTCAAGACAATCATCGCTAACTACACACCAGAAGATTACGAGTACGAGCCAACAGAAGGTTCACGCCGCGCTAAAAAATCTGACTACGACAACGTAGAAGTAATTCCAGTATCAGACCCCAACGCCGCAACAATGGCGCAGAAGGTAGTGCAGTATCAAGCAGTCATGCAAATGGCGGCACAAAACCCACAGATATACGACCAAGTAGAACTTAACCGGCAGATGCTGGAGGTGCTGGGTATTAAGAACATAGGTAAGTTAATCCCTAATGCAGAGGATCATAAGCCGAAAGACCCTGTATCAGAGAACATGGCAGTACTAAATATGAAGCCGGTCAAAGCGTTTATTTACCAAGACCATCAAGCACATATCGCGGTACACCAAGCCGCTATGCAAGACCCTAAGATTATGCAAGCCGTAGGACAAAACCCACAAGCCCCAGTAATGATGGCGGCGATGATGGCACATATCAGTGAGCACGTAGCGTTTGAGTACCGCAAGCAGATCGAAGAGCAAATGGGTATACCGTTGCCTAAGATGGATGAAGAAATGTCCCCAGAGATTGAGGTTCAAATGTCTCAATTAATGGCTCAAGCATCGCAAAAACTGTTACAGAAAGACCAAGCCGAAGCGGCACAACAGCAAGCACAACAAGCGGCACAAGACCCGATTGTTCAAATGCAACAGAAAGAATTGGAAATCAAACAAGGTGAACTTGATCTTAAGAAGCAAAAACTTTCTGTGGATTCTTTCGCTAAAGTTAGACAACTTAAGATTGAAGAGTCGCGTATCGCCGCGCAGAAAGAAATCGCTGGAGCACAACTTGGTGCCAAAACCACTAATGATAAAGCAATCCATGAGGGCAATATGCGTTTAGAAGGTATGCGATTAGGTGCACAAATTGCAAAAGATCGTCAACAACCACAATCACAACCACAACCAGAAAAACCGACAAAAGGTGAGTAATGGACAGAATATTAGAAATCGTTAAAGACAAAATTAACGAGAAACAGGCGCAATTAGCTCACGCGGTGAGCAACGGCACTGCAAAAGATTACACGGAATATCGTGCAATATGCGGGGAGATTCGAGGCCTATCCATCGCAGAAGGATTTTTATTAGACCTTGCAGACCAAATGGAGCGTAACGACGATGACTGAATCATTAATCATTGCAACAGAAGACGGTGAAGTACCACACTCAGCGGAAGATAAAGCCAAACAACTACCTGCACCTGTTGGGTACAAAATTTTGGTCGCTCTTCCAGAGGTTGAAGACAAGTACGAAAGTGGCCTAGTCAAAGCAGGTTCAACTGTGCATTACGAAGAAGTTCTCAGCACGGTATTTTTTGTTGTGGCATTAGGCCCTGATTGCTATACAGACAAGACACGATATCCAACTGGTCCGTGGTGTAAGCCGGGGGATTTTGTTGTGCTTCGTTCTAATAGTGGTTCACGCCTAAAGATTCACGGAAAAGAGTTCCGCATGATTAACGAAGACACAGTTGACGCTGTTGTCCAAGACCCGAGGGGGATTAGCCGTGCGTAGTGAAGCCCAAAAAGCGTCTAGGCTTAAATATGAGCATAGCGAAAAAGGCAAAGCTGCTAAAAAACGGCATGAGGCCTCGTATGTAGCTTCTGGTGGTAGGGCGTTAACTGAAAAACGACGTTCTGAAAGGCCGGTATCAGAAGCTAGAAAAGAGGCAAGACTCCGTTGGGCAAAACGTAACCCTGAATATTTTGCGGCTAATAGGTCGGCACGTAGGGCTTTATACCGCAATGCTTCTGATTTTGATCAGTTTGTTCTTATAGAAGCTATGAAACTAGCACGGTTACGGCAGCAATTATTTGGTTTTGAATGGCATGTAGATCACGTGATTCCGGTATCAAAAGGAGGTACTTCAGAGGCCAATAACCTCCAAGTGGTTCCTGCAATATGGAATAGACGCAAATCAAACAAGCATACCGAAAAATTTTTTGGTAACACATAGGAGCTATAAATGGATAAAGTTGAATATGAGTTTCCTGACGAAAAACAGGAAGCTACGGGGAAAGCGTCGCAACAAGACGATTTTGAGATTGAAATTGAAGACGATACCCCACCAGAAGACAGGAATAGGGAGCCTTTACCTCAAAAAATAGTTGAAGAGCTTGAACAAGATGAGCTAGAAGACTATTCCGAAAAAGTTAAAACGCGTCTAAAACAATTAAAAAAAGTTTGGAATGACGAACGTCGAGACAAAGACGCAGCTATTCGTGAGCAAAAAGAAGCTATTGAGTACGCTAAACGCATACTGGAGGAAAACAAGGCTTTAAAAACCAAGCTTTCTGATGGTGAGAAAACTTATCTTGATACGTACAAAACCGCTGCGGAAATGGAGTTGGACAATGCCAAGCGGTCGTATAAAGAAGCCTATGACGCTGGGGATACTGACAAGCTTGTAGACGCACAGGAGAAGATTACCAATGCTAATTACAAGTTGCAAAAAGCCCGAGAGTATGTTCCCTCTTTACAAGTCGAAAAAGATAGTGTAAAAGACAACCTAGAAGTCCAAGTACCTCGCCCTGACCCACGGGCTGCTGCGTGGCAAGAGCGCAACACATGGTTCGGTCAGGATGAGGAGATGACTAGTTTAGCACTTGGCCTACATCAAAAACTAGTCAAGCAACACGGCCCTAGCTACACGTCCACCGACGAGTACTGGACAAAAGTAGATGACACCATGCGTCGTCGCTTTCCGGATTACTTTCAAGAAACAACGCCTGAAGCGGCTCCTAAACCTGCTGGGCGTACAGAAAAATCGAACACGGTCGTAGCTCCTGCGACTCGTAGCACGGGTTCTAAAAAAATCCTGCTTAAACAATCGCAGTTGAGTATTGCCAAGAAGCTTGGGCTGACACCTGAGCAATATGTTCGTGAAATGATGAAAATGGAGGCCAAAAATGGCTGAAAACAAACTTAGTCGTGAATTAGAAACTCGTGCCGTGCAGGAACGCCCTAAGCAGTGGGCACCACCTGAGCTTTTGCCTGAACCCGATAAGCAACC